CACACGCATAAAACGCTTGTCGTTGGCATAACCAAGGCAGTGAACTTTTTATCGAGCACATTTTCCGTAGCTATTGGGTTAATTGATAGTTTACTGGAAATGCTTGGACTTGATAAAGCCACTGTATTCTTTACACTTGGTTCGATTGGTGCAGTATGGGCCATTAGAAAATCATATGTAATGTTCAGCACGTCTGATCTTGATGAAATTGATGAAAACGACTTGAGTAATTCTCACGTGCAATATTATGATCAATTATTGGCGCAATCTGGCAAGTTGAAGAAAGTTAAGCAACAACGTAAAGCCAACATTCTCAACAGACAGGGAAAGGAAGATACTAGTCCCGTTACTGAACGTTCAATAGCTGAATTGGTTAGGGACAATACGTATTCTATCTACCATTTTCGGTATACGCACGAAAAAGGGTTGAAATTTAGAGATGACGCAAAGCAACTGGAGTACATTACCTGTTGCAGGAAGCTAAAGGATTCTGGACAGACTAAAAGTGATGAAGTAATTCTCATAGGTTCAGGTATTTTTGTGGCTTCTCGTTATTTCTTAATGCCAACCCACTTCTCTGCGTATTTGGCGAATCTTGTCGCGGATGGTCCAGCGCAAGGGGATGATAAAGTAGTGTTGTTGCCGCATGGTCCTGGGAAAACAGCCATTGTGGTCAACATGTCTGATTTCAGAACGTGTTTTGTGGAGAAATCCTTACCAAAAGAGGATAACACATACATGACATCTGATAGGTCCCTTACGCATTTTGGGCGTCACGTTCCATTGCACAGAGACATCACTAAACATTTCGTTTCAGAGAAAGATAATCTTGATAATGGCTTGAGCGGATCTATGGATACGGTATCCGGAAACCATGAAACGAAAGTTTGTCTAGTTACGAAAGACAGGAAATTGTTCATTGCAGGAGATGATGTCAATGATCCTACTGTGCTTGAAGCTGGATTCGCATACAGAATGCCAACCCAACAAGGAGATTGTGGGCAACCCTTAATTATAGCTCGTGGTAAATCATCGAGAGCTTGCGTTGGAGGTATCCATGTCTCTGGTGTGCCTGCTAGAGAGATGGGTTTTGCTCAGAAAGTAACAAAGGAATGGCTGGAAGAGTTTGTAT